TCTAAGATGTTGCTTGTAGGTACTCAAAAACGAGTAGGCGACATAACAGATTGGGTATCTGAGAGTTCTGAATGGAATGTAATACGACACCCAGCACTTTTGGAGGATGGTACGCCTAGGTGGCCAGAGTATTGGAATCAAGAAAGACTTGACAAAGAAAAGGAGACAATGGGAAGTCGGGCTTTTGAGTCAGAGTATATGTTAAATCCGTTGGACCCAGAGTCTGCTGTTATACCGTATGAGGTTTTGAATCGTTGTTTGGATGAGAATCTTGATATGGGTCTTCCAGACTACACGGACGAAATAAGCGTCGTAATGGGCGTTGACTTGGCTGTGGGTATGAACAGTCAAAATGATGAGACAAGCTACGTTATTGTGGCTTATAATAAGAAAACAGAGCATCGTAGAGTATTGTATAGTTGGACAGGCAAGGTGATGGCACAGGGTTCGGGTTGGTTAGAGACGCAGGTGTTGAAGATAAGAGAATTAGCGAAACGTTTTAATCCAGAAACGATAATGATAGAATCGAATGGGTATCAGAGATTGGTTGTCCACAGTGCGTCGGACTTGGCGGGCTTACCAGTCGAAGGACACAACACAGGCAGAGAAAAGCACAGCCATGACGTGGGCATACCTGGGTTGGCCTTGGAGTTTGAGAAGGAGAGATACTCGATTCCGTGGCAAAAAGAAATAAGGGAAGCAAGTCGGCCAGGGCCTAGAAAGTTGACGGATGGATTGAGTCGTTTGGTATATGGAAAAAATGGAAGGTTAGAGGGTCACACACCTGATGCAGTGATGGCTTTGTGGATGTGTGAGTTAGCTATCAAAGGCATGAACAAAAAGGGTCTTGCATTTGTTGGCTGGGATTACATATAGAAAAGTTTATATACATAAAGCATATGCATGACATCCAACCATTTATGAAAAAGCGAACAAGGTTGGAAATTTACGGAATTAGCAACGACACTAAAGAAAGTTTAAAAGAGATTGCTAAGGCTGAGAATGTTCCGACTGGAGTTTTGGTAGAACCTGTGCTTAGAAAATACGTCAAGGAGTATAATGGCAGATAAGAGAACTAGGTATAAGATTCCAAAGGGTGTAAAGAAAGAAGCTTTGGATGGTCGTGATTTACGTCAGATGCACGGGTATGGCGGTGGTAAGGTGACAAAGATGATAAACCGTAAGTTACGTATGCAGAAAGACATAGGTTATGATACGGCAGTAAAGATAGATACATATTTTAGAAGGCATGAGAAGGTAGACCCGCCTGCTAAAGGTTTTGGTGACAGGCGTAATCCTAGCAAGGGTTATGTTATGTGGAAGCAAATGGGTGGTGATGCGGGTCACAGGTGGAGTAAGTCATTGAAGAAGAGGTTAGACTTGCTACAGAAAACAGAAAGGCTTAATAAGATAATGAAGACATTGGAGGATATACATGGCATGGTACGATAGGATAATTGGACGCAAACCGATTAGAAAAATGTCTGCGTTAGAGGAGATGATAGCGCATGATACTAATCAGGTGATAAAAGAGGCAAGGACTCCAGTGTATTCTGCGATGGGAACAAATGCGCAATATCAAGAGTCGATATTACCTCCGATAGACCAGAGGTACCTAGAGCAGCTAGCGGACCGTTATTCGCATTTAAGGACGGTTATTTCGCGTATTGCTTCGCAGTCGGTAGCAAAGGGCTGGGAGTATCATGCAATAGGCGACACTGGTGATAAAGAAGAGAGAAAAATCTTAGAGAGTTTACTTAGAGACCCGACAAGAGGAGATGCAGACATATCAGGTATGGAATTGTTTAAGGCAATGATAAGACAACTTGAGATATTTGATGATGTGTGGGTTAGTATTGTTTATGACCGTGTAGAAGGCGGTGAGATGAAAGTTGTCAAGCAGCTTTGGGTAGAAGATGCAAAGCACATGAGGTTTCATGTAGATGAGTTTGGCAGATTTAAGGATGACATTTATTTTGATGTAATAACTAGAAAGTTTGTAGGCCAAGATGAAAAGACAGAAGGTGGTATTCCTGCTGCAAAGATGGCATATTTTTATGATTTAGGTGGAGATAGTGACAAAATACCTTTTGCACGTGATGAGATTATACATTTTAACAAATACAGTGCGACAGCCAGATTGTATGGACAGTCGCCAATTATGGGTCTTTCTAAAAAAATAGAAACCGCTCTCGCCATTGAGAACTTCCAAAACAAAATCTACAAATTAGAGAGACCACCTAAGGGTTTCTTGGATATTCCTGGCCATGATGAGGAGAGTTTGAATCGATTGGGAGAATACATTGCAGAGGAAACAAGGCGTAATCCTAACTTTGTACCAATCATAAGTAGTAGGGGAGAAGGCACAGGTAGCGGTCAGGCTAAGTTTGTGCCTGTTATGCCTAACATGGATGAGTTGATGGCACTACCATATATGGAGCGCATCAACAACGACATAAACGCAGCGTATGGCGTTATGCCAATCATAACAGGAAGTACAGCAGGCGTAGGTGGATTGAATGCAGAGGGTGAACAGGTTAGTATATTTGACAGAACTATATTAGAAACGCAGAAATGTATTGAGATGGGTTTCTTTAAGCCGTTGTTAAAGATAATGGGCATAGAAACTTGGAAGATAAAGTTTGCAGATATAAATGTAAAGAACGAGCAACAGCATTTGGCAAATATGTTACAGAAGGCAAACATAATTACAGTACTTAACAAGGTAGGAATAGAGGCAACTCTTGACAAAGATGGCAACCTTAAGTTACCAGACAATCCTACTGTAGTTGCGCCAGAGGGTAAACCAGAGGTAGGGGCTGTAAAACCGTGAGTAGTTGTAAAAAGTGTATGCGAGGTCCGATGTCTGTGCATATATTGAGCAATGGCTTTTGTCAGGGTTGTGCAAATGAGTTATCTTGGAAACAAGGTGACAGAGTAGTGCGTGAACAAATGGCTAAGAGGCAGCGTGTTGCAATGTTTAAACAGGGTGAGAGAATAGTTAAGAAAAAGTGGAAAGAAAAATACGGTGATGCTTCTATAGAAGAAGTCTTAGGTCATAAATGAGTATTGTTTGGGACACTAGTCAATTTGTTAAAATAATCAACCTTTACAAAAAAAATGATACTTGGGTTGACATTCTTGAAACTGCAGGTAATAATATAGTGGATGATGCTGAAAACGATGCAAAAAGGTTGGCACCTGAAGACACAGGCGAGCTTAAAAATAGTATTGTAGGCAGTGTTTCTACATCAGGAAACGATGTTAATTTTTTACTTACATCTTCGCATCCTGCGGCAGCAATTATAGAATTTGGTGGGGCAAGTCCTTTTCCTCCATGGGAGGAAGTAGGTGGGGTATTGCCATTTCCCGTTGCAAAGAAAGTATTTGAGAATCAACCGTTTAAAACGCCTCAACCTTACATTAGACCTGCGTTGTTGAATAATTTACCACGTCTTGAAAAAGAAGTTGTTAAAGAAGCTAAAAAGGTTGTTTCCGGAAATTAATACTTACTTATATACACATATCGGATGTTAGGCTGTGGCAGACGCTGATAATACTAAGTGGAAGGTCTATCGACCAGAGTGGTACAATGACCGAGTTTTAGAAACGTTTATTAGCTCGCCTATCGTCGACAAACAGAACGACAAGATAGAAACACAGACAATTAAAGACTCTATGGATTTCTATATGAAATACGGAGTTTATTCATACAAGCATGAGGAGATGCCAGTGGGTCTTCCTCTTGCATATAAGGTTAAAGACGGTAAAGTCAAGATACGTGTAGGCATACACAACAGGCTTCCTATGCATGATAGAGTATGGGAAGAGATGCAGATATACGGTGACAAGGGCGGTTCATCTATTAGGGGTGAAGCTGAGAAGCAAGAGAAGGTTTGCGAAGGAGAGGTCTGCCACAACAACATCTCCGAGTTGTCTCTTTGGTCCGTGTCATGGGTTGGTAACAAGCCTGCTAACCCAGAAGCTACTGTAACCGCAGTAGCAGCAGCAAAAGCAGCAGAACCTGTAAAGGTGACAAAACAAGTAACACTAGATGAGATAGAAGGCATGGTAGAAAAGATAATAGAACGCAAGAATGGCGAGTATTGTCTATATGCTAAAAAAGATAGAAAGTTACTGGGATGTCACAAGACAAGAGCAGGTGCAGTAAGACAGGAGCGTGCAATACAGGCTAGAAGATTTAGTAAAATGAATCAAGATTTAGATGAGATATTGGCTGTATTGAAAAAGAAACCATGTTGGGACGGTTATGAAATGGTAGGATTCAAGTATGAGGGTGGTAAGAAAACACCTAACTGTGTTCCTCAAAAGAAAAGCCGACATCCACAGACACCTGCAAAGCCAAGTGAGAGAAGAACAGGTAGTACTAGAAATCCAAAGGGTACAGCTAGTGGAGAGCGTGGTGGAATAAAATTAAGTGCTGCAAATATTAAAACATTAGAAGGTTATCGAGACGAACACAACAAGAAAGTTGGTAACGCTAAAGGGAAAAAGGCTAATCTTGGAGCATTGAAAGCAGTGTTCCGTAGAGGTGCTGGTGCTTTTTCAACCAGTCATCGTCCTAGCGTTCGTAGCCGAGACCAGTGGGCATTAGGTCGTGTTAAGGCATTCTTAAAGCTACTAAGTTCAGGTAGGCCGTCAAATCCTAAGTACACCACAGATTACGATTTGTTGCCCGCAGGTCATCCCAAATCTACAAAAAAGGCAGAAGATAAAACACTAAAGGTAAAAGCACCTAAAGGTTATCATTGGATGCAGACTTTGAATGGTCCTATGCTAATGGAAGGCGACTACAAACCTCACCCAGGTGCAGTAGAGGCTTTTGAGTTTGGACTTATAGAAGACCATGAAGACAGTAGAATAGTAAAAGCAGAGTATCAGGGTAAGAAGGTAGAATTAAACAAACCACGCAGACTTACAGGTGAGAACAAGAAGTTTGGCGTATATGTAAAGAATGACAAAGGCAATATTGTACAGGTCAAGTTTGGCGACCCTAAGCTAGATATAAAGCGTGATGACCCAGAAAGGCGTAGAAACTTTAGAGCCAGACACAACTGTGACAATCCAGGCCCAAAACATAAAGCAAGATACTGGTCATGTAAAATGTGGAGTGCAAAAAACGTTTCAGATATACTTGCGAAAAGCAATGAACATTTAGATGAGATAATAGATTTAATAAAAGCACCTAAAAAAAAACCTAAAGACAGAAAAAGAAGAAGAGGAGGTAAGAATCCTTCTAAAACACAATGGAATAATTGTTTACAGAATGCAAGAAATCTAAAAACATACTACGGTGCACCGATGGCTGCAAGTCCAGAAAGGTTTTGCGGAGCATTGTGGTATGACTACGGTAAGTTTGGACATCAAGAGGGTGGTGCAGACAAAGAACCAAACCCACCATACAAACATGGACCAGGAATGGGCGGTAAAGACCCAGGCAAAGTACGAAATACAAGTGGATTAAAGTTTAGACGTGCGATGTTTGAACGCTCAGGATATTGGCGTAAAGCAAGGGGTCGAATGTTAACTCCTAAAAACATTGCGAGGCTAATGAGCGGTAAAGGAAAGAAGTAGTTTCCGGAAATATTGAATTACTTATATACCCTTTTGTACATAAACAGGTATGACAGATTGCACTTGTAGCGGTGAAGAAACAAAGTCTATCGACGAAGAAATTGTTGAATCAGAGGACGTGGAAATTACCGCAGGATTAGATGAGCCAGTAGAAGTCGGTAAGGAAGAAGCTGTCCTAAAAGACATGGAAGCTACTCTTATGAAACTTAAAGAAGTAATAAACTACTTGAGTGAAAAAGAAGAAGAAAAAATGGACCATGAAGAAAAGATGGACGAAGAAAAAGCTGAACACGATGACGAAGAAGAAGAGGAAGAGGAAGAAGAGGAAGAAGAAGAAGAAAAAATGATGGACGACAAGAAACCTAAAAAGAAGGACGAC